AAACCCTATAATTACTGCCGGATTCATACTTCCCCCTCGGTTAATGATTGTTTTTCAAACTTATCAATTCGTTTATGAGCGCGGACGCCCGTCTCTTTGGCGTCAGTTATTCCGCCTCGAGTTTCCGCTACAAACATTCCGCCCTTAAATATAAATGTTAAGATTGTTAGGATTGTCCCTATATTAGCTATGACAAGAGTTCCCACAATAATGTAAACGCTAGTTGGAATTTGTATTATGGATTCAGTCATTAGTCACCCACACCGGATAGTTCGGCAATACAATTTCCACTCTATCCTTGCGCCCGTCCGCTACCCTAACGCGAACGCAAGCGTCACGCCTGGCCGCCTCAACAACCGATACCGTAGTGGAATCCCCACCGCCCGCTTCAATTATTTGATACCGACTTAAACAAAAAGAAACGTGCGAAATACTACTCGGAGTTTTCCCGTAAAAACATATAGCCCCAGGCGCGGGGTCCGCAATAACTCGACCCCCGTTAGCTAGTAAAAGGTCATGTAAAAGCTGCGCCGTTTGGTCGCCCCGAGGGTCAACCCCAACCGATTGCAAAATAAATTGAACTAAGCCCGAGCAATCAAACCCGGTCATAGGATTGTTTCCGCCCCACTTGTACGGGACCCCAATAAATTTCAGTGCATACTCAATTAAATTCTTCACGTTTTGCCTTTAATGTTGCTTCATATTCTTTTGATTTTTCAACCGCCCATTCAACAAAATCCAAAGGTTCGGGAAGCCATGCTTTCATTTGCGCGGGAGTACATTTATCTACCGTTACCGCCACACCTGTATTTGCCAAGTGTGACATTGTATCCCAGATTCCGCCGCGTCCGAAATTCTTCATGCGCCAACCCCACTCCCCATTGCGCCAATGCGTAATGTAGTCCGGGTGTTTACAGGTTGCCACGTACCCGATGAAAGCTTGTCCCGCTGCGCCTATGTGTATAGGGCTAGAATCATTCGTTAGAATTACTTGTGTTTTTTTCAAAAGGTAGGCGAAGCCGTTCAAGTCAAGCTTGTCTCTTAAATCAAGACAACCCTCAGTTTTAACGTCCACGGTTGTTCGGTTATCGTCACAATCTTTTCCAACAATTATTGGAGTGAATTGAAGCCCCACAAGATAAGTGATAACCTCGTCCCACCAATCTTTCGGAAATGTTTTCGACGGCCAATGTTTTCCCGGGTGAATTACAATCCTGCAATCCTCGGGTAAATCTATGGGTTTCGGCATGAGTTTAATTTCTTTGTATGAAATTGGAAGTGTACAATTAAACGCCGCAAGTGACGGGTAGTCTACGCAGTTAATTAAACAATGATTTAGAAACTGCCACGTCAAATCAGTTTGTTCGGGAATTGTTTTGAAAACTAAATAATTTTCCTCAACTGGACTGACCTTGTTTAAGTCAAATACTTCTTTGAATTTCAAATGACTAAATAGCTCGGGAACGTGAGACGCAAGCGAAATGTCCACGTCCTTTCCAAATTTTTCAATAGCATAGCGTAGAGTTGGTTCGGCACACACTTGGTCGCCAATTCCGCCCCACGTAGTTATAAGCAAGTTCTTTTCATTCCCCCGCTCAAGTGCTTTGAATATTCTGAAACCGGGCAACATTTTGGCCGGAATCATAACGCTATCTTGCTTCATCTAGCCTTCCCACTCGATTTCAACTTCCTCACACCACTGGGAACTTTCAATACTAAATTCAGGGACCTTAATAGAGCCCAACAAATATTTAATATTTATCTCTTGCCCGGGAGTTACAGGGACCGTGAATCTTTCTATTTTAGTTTCAGGAACCTTCCAATGTACGTTTCCCGCAATGGTTGGGGGATTGCCCGTTTGTACAGGGGCCAAGTTAATCACTGGAACATTGAACCTAGCCGTTGCACTATTCACGCCCATCTGTCCGCCAATATTTTCACCCCAAGACCAACGTGTCCCGTATTCAGTAACTAGGGCTACCGTGGCCGGATTGTCTACAATAAGTTCCTTAGCAATACCCGCAAAACCTATATTTGAAATAAGCGTAGGCACTGACTTCTTGTTGTTGTCCCCTACTCCCAAAACTGGGAACAAGGTTTCTTGGTATCCCCACGCATACACAACCCGCATAGGGTCGATTGCATACATAGCTTGCCCAGTTATGTAGGCTTTCTTAACTCCCGACGAAAGCGACGGAACTATTACCGGGGAACTTTTAGGGAAAATGCTTCCCTGACCAAGTTGTCCCTGGGAGTTGTCACCCCATACATAAAGGGCACCGTCTTTTGAAAGGCCCATGGAACTATTTGTTCCCGCCCCAATGTCTGCAAATTTATAGCCGCCAATTACAAGAGTGGGAGTTGATTTTGAAACAATGGAGTTATCCCCGATTTGTCCCGCATTGTTGTAACCCCACGCATAGGCTGTACCGTCTCGGGTCATACCCATAGTGTGACCGCCCCCAGCTAAAGCGCAGGTATGAATTTTAACAAAGTCTAAAGCCCCAGGAATAAGCGTCGGAGTTTCTGAATCGCCAAAGGCCCCCGTACCAAGTTGTCCTTGGTTCCATGCGTCGGCACCCCAGGCCCACGTTTGCCCCGCGGTGTCTTTTGCAAACATAGTTGTATTAAGAGATTGGGTAATAGGGTCCGCGCCCGTATTGCCCCAGAAATCAACAAATTTAGTCCCCGGCAATACTTGAGTTGGGGTACTTCTATTTGCAAAGTCGCCCTGACCAAGTTGTCCTCGGTTGTTGCTGCCCCACATATAAAGGTCGCCCGCCTCGGTTAGCCCCGCACAAGTTGAACCTCTAGAGATTTTTCGGAAAATATGACCGCCCGAAACTAGGGTCGTCGTACTCCTTGTTATTGTAGTTCCGTCCCCTATTTGACCAAGAGTATTGGGCCCCCAGTTGACCATTTGCCCGTCAGTTCTTAAGTGAGTGGACCGCATAGGTACACCGAGAAATGAGTTAATTACATGATTTGAAAGCCTGTTTGTAAGAGTTCCGTCACCTACGGGAGCAACTCCCCATGAAAAATAGTTCCCATATTTGTCCTGGGCTTCCCTCATACTGAAAGACCCATTACTAACTTCAAACATTTCTTTCAATTTAATTTCTAAAGATCGAACCCCGGACGGAACCGTGAACACCGAGCCCGTTGTTCCGTCTCGTCGAAAGATTTGTTTAGATAAATTTTTTCCCATTTTTTCCGCCTATACAAAATAGTAGGTTGAACCGTCACAAAATAAAGACCAAGCCCCGTGGGGGGCTACCATATCGTAGTCTGCCGCCCGACCCTCTATAAAATCCCCGGGTGCGCTTCTTGTTAACGTCACGGGGAACTCATCAAAAGTCCCAAGCAAATCTTTAACCGTTAATAAGAAATTTGTTACAGGGGTGGGTAGCTCAATAGTAAAACTCCCCGCGCTAGAATCACAAAGTAAAATCCGCTTATCGTCGCCCGAGGTCAGCACAGTATTGGAGTTTATTACTGTGACCCCTAGTGCGCCAAATCCGCCCGAGCCGGAACCCGCAATACTAAGCCAAGTTGAGCCGTTGTCATATTGGACTTCATTCAAATCAGTTACAAAAATAAGCCGCCCAGCATTTCCGAAGGCGGGTTTCCCCGCATCAACATAATTTTCTAAGCGGGAAGAAAGTTGCGCTAGGCCCGTGGCGGACAAAGCCCCCTCGGCAGTTACATCGTCAGCTTTCAATAATTGCAGCACACTAGCCGCCGCCCGATTGAGGCGCAGATTGTCTGCAACCGTCCCGGAATTCCCTATAAATAGTTTGTCATTGTTTAAGAGTAGAGCCCGCTTAATGGTCCCATTGTCTAGCTTTGGTTTACCCTCGGTTGTGTTATTCCAAATTCGACCTTGCGTATTTGCAACCGGGTCCGATGCTAGATTTTCAAGTGATACGTCTTTAATTTCGCCAAAGATTCTTGGCATGGTATTCCCCCTTTTTAACGGGCATTAGGACCCCGCAGTTTAATTGTTCTATCCTAAGCCGCCCAAGTCAATAAGCGGCCCGTCCATGGGCCTATGCGGCCCGTCCTTAGCCTATAAAATTATGCCAATATAACAATAGAGTTACTCACATACGCCTTAAGTTGATTGGCAGTTATGTTGTACCAAATCATACCGTTTTGAAGCGTCACGGGGTCCCCTGTAGGCGTAGGAAGTCTTAACGACCCAGCGTTCATGTAAATATTTTCTTGAACGCCGCCAACGCCCGTCCCCGCATTGAGTGTAACATATCCGCCCGGGCCATTAGTGGACTGACCCCCGGCTAAAAATATTCTACCGCCATTCCCCGCAGTACCTTGTGCGTTTCCGCCGTACAACCCGATTTCTCCGGCACTTCCCGTCCCGGCGGTAACGTATCCAGTACCAAGGTAGAGGGGTGCTGTACCGCTTGCCGCTTGATCGGAAGTTAGAAACGCGAGACTTTCAGAATTAGTTCCTTTATAAAGTATTCCCGCACCGAAAGCCGCAGCAACGTCGGCATCGGCAACATCAAATATAAGCCCCGGAATATCCGCTCCCCAAGTGTTGCTGAAATCAGTAGTTCCGTCGGCTATTCCGATTTTTCCTTTTCCTACAAAATTAACTTGGCCATTTTTTATAACCTCAAAAGCGTTAGCCCTTGTGGCCCCACTCGCCCCGATACCTATTACAAATAAAGGGTCCGTTGCTACCCAGGTAGAAAGATTAGCCGTAGGCGTTACCGCCCAGCGACCTAATACGGTAGTCAAATATGTGTTGTTGACGTGGCCAAGGCCCCAAGAATTTGCTAGGTCCGCCGACGTTGTAGTGTCATCTCCGAAGGTCCAAGCTGCCGCTCCCGAGGAAGCAATACTATTTGAAATCGTACTCCCCCAAGCTACCGAGCCAATGCCCGAGGCCGTTATATCCCGCCCCGATGTTGCGTGACCTCTAGCAAATGCCGAGTTGGCCGTTGTGGAAATCGTAGACCCGCTTGTCGTAGAAGTCCCCGACGCCCAGCTACCCGAGCCGCCCGCTGAAATTATACAATTCGCATTACTTGTTTGCCCTGACACAAATGAGCCGCCGCCTAGTATTTCCGCTGTACCGAAGTGATACCCTATTGCAAGTCCGCCTTGTGCCGCCGAGGAATTAAATCTTCCGCCGTCGCCTACCTGGCCAATAAAACCGCCGCCCTCAGAGTTGTTCGATATAATGGTGTTTGTCCTGAATGAACCAATTAAAAAGGAACCCGCGCCCGAATTAGACCAAGTGTTTGAGCCTGTAATACTCCCTAGGAATATTGAGCCCGTACCACCTGCCAAGTTTATGGTTTTTGAAGCCACGTTACAGGCAAAACCGCCCGCTGCGAATGAGCCATTACCTGACGAGCTGAAAGTTGTCTGTCCGGTAGTTCCCGACGCCCTACCAAAAATATGAGACCCTGCGCTCGTTGATCGCATTAAACCAAACGCCGCACAGTATCCACTTGACATAGAGCCAAGCCCGCCCGCCTCTAAGCTCGCACTGGAACCCGTTACGTAACCGTGAGCAAAAGACCCGGAAGCTGTAGCTAGGGCACTGTTAGACGCCGAGTTAGACCAACCACAAGCAAAGGACCCGTCCGCAAAGGCATATACGCCAGAACTATTAGCCCCGCCATATCCAACTGCAAAAGACCCTAGACCTTGTGCTCGAATTCTACCGCCGCCAATGACATAACCATGGGCAAATGCGCCCGTCCCGACCACCGTTATGTTTGAAGCCGCGCCCGTCGCATATCCGCCAACCATTCCACCAATAGCTGAATTCGTAATGTTACCCGAATCTTCAACTTTACCGTGGGATAAATTCGCCTCACCTGTAATTGAAAATGTACCGGACGTTAAAATAGATACATAGCTAAGGCGTTTGTTTGTTACATCAAACCTCACGTCCGCATCACTAGCTAAGTCACCCGCCCCATCAAAATAAGCTAAAGTGTTGGCCGTTCCCGTCGGGGCTCCCCCGCCTGGTGTAGCCCAATAAAAAGTGCCGTCCGCTGCGCTAGCCGTGAGTACCATTCCCGCTTGCACGGTAACGTCGCCTGTTTTAATAAGCTTAAAATCGCCCTGTACGCCCGCACCCGCAACGGTTCCTATGCTAAATAGCATATTCCCGCTATTATTATTGTTTGTAGCCTCAAGAATTGAGCCTGATTTCAAAATTAAATTACCGACCGTGCCGGAACCGACGCTAATCTGGTCGCCCGAACTAACGGTTGTGTCCCCCGTATTTGCCGCCGTATTTGATTGGCCGCTTTGAAATGTTACAGGGATACCAAAATTAAAGTCTGAGCCGAAATACCCGCCCGCAATATTGTTAACAAAGAATTTTGAATAGGTTAATAGCCAATGATTTCCACTTGACCCTAAATTCTTTGAAGCCGTTACACCGCCGGGCGCAAGGGAACCGTCTATTATAGTAGTGCCCGTAATTGTTTGGCTTGATGCTAGAACTGATATGCGCGTAGTGCCGCCAACTGTAACATTGAGTTGATTGGCACCCGCTGAAAAAATTCCAGTGTCAGCGTCCCCAGTAAAACTATATGACGGTGCGCCCGCAGTTCCGAGTGGCGCGAGTAGTGGGAAGCTTGCGCCGCCCGTTGCCGCAATAAGTAGTTCGGTTCCGCTCGGCGTAATGGTTATATTTGTCCCGGCTACTAAACTTTTGAATTGTAAATCTGCCGCAACCTTCGCGCTGAAAACACCGTTTCCGCCGCCAAGGTTTGAACCCGTATTAGTCTCACCACTTCCGCCGCCGCCGCCCGCTGGGGACGTGGGGCTTCCAATCGAACCACTGTCAGGATTTCTGTCAAATATTCCCATTATAACTCCCTATTAAATGTCCCAGGCCGAATTCCACGCTGTCAGAGATTCTTTCAATTTTTCAACATTTGTAGTCACACCAATATATGTGTATTCAGTTTTCAGCGCGGGCCCACCGTTTACGGCGTTTGCAAGGGCCTCATAACTCTCAATCACTCTATCGCTACCGTCATAGACCCGAAATAGTTTTACAACTTCTTTCCCAAGCGTTCTTAGTAGTTCATCTGCATTTGTGTCATTGCTCATCGTCCCACCTCAATTTGTTTTAAGTGTTGTTGACATAGGTCATGTATTCCCCGGGGACCTATTGTTTCGAGATTTTCTTTTATTTCCATATCCAAAAATGACCCCAAGACAAACCCCACTAGCTCGGAACAAACCCAAGCGTATCTTCCGTTATCGAACGGATTGTTCCTTAAATTAAACAACTTAACAAGCAATATGCCAAGCGGTTGTTTCAGGGAGTATTTAGCCCCTGAATTCATAATGGCCCACTTCATGAAGGCCTTGTGCTTTTCCTCGGTAATTTCGGCCTCAAATTCAACTAGAGATACGGCATGGTTTTGGAAGTTTTTAATACCCATGAAATTAACCTGGGCCCCGCTAGCCTGATAAATTAGATCAACGTCTAGCCCTTCGGAATAAGCCCGCAAATAAACATGGGAATATTTCGTGCGTTCCACTAGCCGTATTGCCCAGGAAAAGGGCTTGAACCATGCCCTTGGTCTTGAAAACCCTACGGTTATTTTCCTCACACTAGAACCCTTTCGAGGTTGTAGTTAACGCCTACGTCAACGGCGGTTCCGCCAATCGAATGATACACCACTCGAAGCGTTAAACCCGTGGCCAGCTTTGCTGGATAAGATGCCGTTGGTAGTTGCTGCATAACTGAGGTTGGGTCTAAACACCAAGCGGTTATGAACTGCGCCACAACCCCGGCTTGAGGGTGAACAACTTGAAAATCAACCGTATCCCCCCAGGCCGCCCCTTGTGCCAAGAATACGCCGCCCGTTATTAAAACATCGTTACCCATAACCAAATCAATGTTGGTTGTGCCCCCCGCCGCCGCCGTACCCAAAACACCCCTTGCATCTTTAGAAATTTTGGATTTTTCAAAATCCCTTATGTTTTGCGGATTGTAGGTTGTATTGCTTGCCATATTATTCCTCAGTCCATTCCGCGCCAACATTTAATGCCGAGCCCGGTACAGAATTTCCATTCAAATTAAGAACTAAATATTCATTTTCATTATTCAAAACAACGGGCTTTGTTAGTCCCGCCGTAAACTCAAATAACGCCGATGAAATTGCCGCCGAAGTATTTTTATTCGGAAGTAATGCCGCCGCCGCCCGTAATATTCCAACCGAAGTTCCAAGTGCCGACGGGTTTCCAGTATAAGCAAAAGCCTGTGCTGTAGCCGCCGCATCGCTTGAATCTCTTGAGACAATATTTACCGCCGACCTTGTGCCGCCTGTGTTGTCAGAACTTCTTTTAATTAACACAATATCAATAACGCCTGAGTTTGTTTGAATACCTGAAAATAAAAATCTAGTTATTTTAATTTTTTTAGTGGCCGAACCCTTTAAGATAAAAATATCAGTAGGATTTGACGCAACATTTAAGTCAAGAGTAGTACAAGAATAAGTTTTTTCTAAATTCGCAACCGACGCGACAATTACCGCCTCAACTCTTAGGCGGTCACTTGTGTTTCCAATCTCGGTTCCGGTTGATGCACCCTTTATCTTTGAAACCTGATTTCCACTCGTTAAATTAGAATCAGACGTGGGCAATGGTGCGCCCACGTCATTTAATATTTCTATTTCAGTCTGCGGGTTATCCGCCATTCAAATCCCCTTATGCAAGCTTAACGGAAGCGGAAGCATACATATCAGAAGGAGCATTAGGGTTAATGCCTTTGATAAGTAACAACTGCGCCCCAGTCGAACCCGCTACAATTTCCAGTTCGTTAAGGTTAGCGTGAAAAGAATATGCACCGGGGCCACAAATAGCATCGGCTAAAATTGTCTCTGCGCCGTTGTCCGAAAAAATTACTTGGAAGCGGCAATCACGAAAACAAGAAACGATGAAATCTAAATTTTCATAAATTTCGTCAACCGCAAGTGCCAAAGACGCAACCGTTGATAATGCCGCATTTCCGACAATAGTGCCGCGAACTTTAAGTCCGTTGCCTGTCACAGTCCCAAAAACAACTGGAACGGGAGTTGCGCGAAGTTCGGTGTCAGTGAGTGGGCCCGTTACCGCAACCGAACCTGTAATGGTTGTTGATGTTAAGCTAACAGGGACCTCAGTTGCGCGAAGTTCGGTGTCAGTGAGTGGGCCAACTACAGGTACATTTCCACTTGCGTCTAAAGCAGGGAGCGCGGCGTTTCCAGAAACGTCTTGAAACGCTATACCTATCGCACCATTTTTACTTGCGACCGCCTCACCTTCCTGAATAGCCCTAAGTGCTAAACCTTCCTCAGTCCCGTTTTCTAGTGAAGCGAAGCTTGGTCTTTTATCTGCCATAAAATTTCCCCTTTGTTATTCTGTTAATGTTTTCGTTATGCCTTGAAGATTCAGGCCAACTGACACATCGGGAGCCCCTGCCCTTTTCTCAAATATAATTTCAATTAAATCGCCAATATCAAAGGGCCTTGTTGGAAACCAAATGAAATTGGCCGTTGGGTTAGCGGGCCCCGTCCTAACATCGGCTATAACCACGCTATTCTTAAGAACCTGAAAATTTGACTCGAAGCGACAACTGACAGTCAATCTTCCGAGTTCTATCGTATCAGGAAAAGCCACGTTGTAGCTAAATAAAGTATGAGGTCCTGCGCCAACAGGAACGTCGAAATAGTCAAAAAAAAAGTTTGTGGCCGCCGTAGAATTTCCCGGAAACCAACCTTTGATAATATCAATAGCGTTAGACAAATTAGTTATGTCATTTCCGCCGTCATTCAAAGTTAATTCATTGTTTGAAAGTGCGCGGATAACATCACTTGAAGCTGCGAATGTTGGATAGTCCTGCGGCGGAATTGCATAGCTTGAGTTTGCGCTAACCGATACGCCCGCGTCGAATATTTCAACCGAGTTTATAGGGTTATCATTTCGTAAAATTTTACTCATACGTCAGACCCTTTTAGCACAAGTGCCGCCCCCAAATTTCTAGTGTTGCCCGTTATGAGCCGCATCGCAAGCTGCACGTTGACCGAAGTATATTGAATGGGTACGTCTACCAATATTCTTTTGTCGCCCCCGCTTAGTATCGGGACCTGAGTCAACTCAGTTAAATTTATACCGTTTCCCTCATGTTGATAAATTCCAAGCGTATAGTTCGCCTCTAGCTCGGTCCCAACTGCAACTTGAATAATTCTACCGTTTCCAAATAATACGGGAACACCCACAACATTGCTCGGCATTCCATTGCCCCAAGTTAACCAAAAACCCGCAGATTTGTCGTTAATGGCCATATAAACAAAACCCGGACTAGCCGGACCTACAATGTCCCCGGGAGCAACAAAAGGAAGCCCCTTCGCAGATAGTTTGTTCTTAATTTGATCTTTAAGTTTTCCCGCTAAGAACCTAATCCGTACTGGACCCGAAGCGTTGATATACATATTTTCAGTGTCGAAATCTTTGTACTTAAAATAAAAATTATAGTCCCCTGTTACCGCCAAGGGGATAATATCGGCGGGAATAAACGTGAGCCCATGCCGAACTTTGAAACTATCCGCTTCCTTGGGAATAGTTACATCATATAGCTGAAAGTCGCCCTCAAACCATATTTGACGGTTGATGAACTGACTAAGCCTAAAAAAGTTTTCCCGAACATACGGGTCCTCAATATCCTTGAGGATAAGATCAATCACTTAACCCCCAACTATTTTGAGACGGTGCTTTCACACCGCCCCAAGTATTGCCGTTCTAAACTTAGTAGTTAGGAATATTCGTTAAAATCGCGTTTTTCCAGGGGGCAGTTAGGACTAAATCGCCGTAAAGGCAATGGTCCAAAATGTAGAAATACCCAGTAGTTTCGCGTACTTCGTAATATTCTTTCCCGTCCGGGGCCTTGCGCCGCTTAAATAGGCCGTTCGAGTAGAATTTCACGCTACTCCAATCCAAGTAGAGGATATGTTCATCGTCCGCTTCCTGGATACCCACAAGGGTAATGGTCTGTCCCGAAACGCTACCGATTTCAATAGTGTCCCAACCATATACGCCAACTTTGCGTGAGTTTGGTACAACATTGAATGGGCCCTTTTGAGATTCAAGCAACTTCAAGCAAGAACCGAAGTGTTTGAAACTCATTAGGACTTCCGGTGCTTTCCCGCCTTTTGCAAGCTTCATGCGCTGTACATACCCGTCGAAGATTTTTTCGAGGATATTCGACGCTGAAATCGTGCTGCCGTCCAGATTCGGGCACTGTAAAAATTGGTGATCTGTTTTAGCCTGGCCAAACAAATTTGCAGTTCCGCCGTTTGCTAGTGACAACATTTGACTTGGAAGCGAAGTCATCGCACCTGTTAATGCTCCCGGGTGATAAACCTTGGTCGCAGCGGCTAACGAGTAGGCCGAAATATCAGCGGCACCGCCGCCTCGAGTTGCGGATACTGTGATCGACTCGTCATACACACTCACGTCTATGACGTAATATGTAGCCGCCGCCGTATCGTTATCTTGCAACACGATCTTTTGGTCCTTGTTGTATCGGTCAATACGCGCTACGGGTAATACCCCGCCAACTGTACCGTTTCCAACCGCTCTATCAAAGTGCGGCCCACCCAATAAATGGGTAGAAACAACCATTTTGTAGTACATCATCATGGATTCTATTTGATCTGGCAGAATCTTGAGGAATGTACTCTCGGGGATTCGACCGTCGTGTTCCATAAGATCACGGTGGGCGAATGAAAGTGAACTCCAAGTTTCCGGTTGTACCGAAATGGAACCCCTTACGTATTTGTGTTGACTTATGTCTGATTGTGCGGCTAGCTGCCCAAACTCAATAGACGTAGCAATCTGGCCAGTAAATGGGATAATTAATTCCCCACCCTTCCAAGATTCTATATGGTCTACTTTTTGCATGAGATAGTCACGCTTGATAAATTCTTGTTTTAACAGGTCTAAAGGCAAATACTGATTTAGCATAGCCTGGAACGAACGATTTGTGCTCATTTTGAAACTCCCTAGTTAATTAACGAAAACCTATGCACCAAGGTCTTTGGCCATTTGTTTAAGGTCCTCGATTGATGTTGGCGACTTCTTTATGGGGGAAGTCCCTCGCCCCTGTACCGCAGGAATCACGGGTTTATTCTGAACTTGCGGTCCAGGCGTAGAAACATGGGGTGCTTGTGGCATTCCCGCTTGCGACGGAATCCCCCCGGTTTCAACCATTTTCCCGTATTTTGTCAGGACCCTTTGCGCGGCTTGTTCCGCAGAAATGTCCTGTTTATCGACGTACCAAGCCCTTTGCGCTTCCTCGACAATTTGTCTGCGGAATGCGCCAAGTTCGCCCGCTCTAGAATCCCACGCGCTTGCGACTTGTGAGACTTCGGGTCGATTCAATACCATTTCTAGCTGCATAGTCCGGGCCTGGACCGCTTGGTGTTGGTATTGTTCTTGGAGTTCATTTTTTTCTAATTGTAAATCATACACCCGCTGCCGCTCTAAAGCTTGCGACTCTAAAGCGTGTTTCTGCGCGGGCGGAAGATTGTCCATTTCAATTTTTTGTTCAACCCAATCGTAGACCTTGGCGGCGTCTAAGTTTATCGCCTTGAAGAAATTGTCTAGGTCCCCGTTGTTCAAAAATGAAGTCACGCGCCTAACGTCTCGGTCAAGGGCGGTATATTCATTGTAGACTTCGGTGAATTCTTGCTGGGTCCCCTCATGCCGAGTTTTTAAGTCGTCAAAGGCGTAGGCTTTTGTGAATACATCATTCACTTTCTTTTCGGATTCTGGGTCCTTAATTAAGGGCCGCCAAAATTCCTCAACCTCATGCTCTTTTCCAAAAGCTTTGAATTTGAAGTTTGGTTTGTATTCGGGCGTAACAACTTCGGGCTTTGTACTACCCTCTAAATCTTCCGACGTAGTGTCGTCAGATATACTTTCCGGTGTTGTTGCTGTTTCTGTTTCTACACTTTGAGTTAAGCTTGCGGCGTTAACTCCCGTTGTGTCTACGGGTTCCGATGAATTGCTTGTCATCATTGCAGTAGTCCCCCTTGAACTTGTTGCCCCTCACCCATTCCTTGAGATTGTTGTGGTTGTTGTTTTTCCATAAGCTTCCTTGCGATTTCAGACTGTACTTGTTGCGTTTGCAATGCAAGTTGTTCTTGTGAACTTCCTTGCTCCGAAAGCCGCTTAACTAACCAATTCAAGGCTTCCGCCGGAACCGTTGCTCTAATTGAGCGGTTAGGTTGGTTCGGGTCAGGTATGTAGTAGTCGCATTTTATACTCGCCCCGGACGCCGGAATGAATTCATTCTGCGCTTGCTTAATAGCCTCAAGCCTATCCGCTCCCATTTTCTCGTAAATTTGAATAAGTTGGTCGTACCGTTGTTGAATCTCGGGCGCAAGCAACCTGTAGTCCGATTGCTTTTGCCTAGCCGCCAAACGCTTCAAAATATACTCGCCATTATCATTTTTTGAAATATGGGGTTCCTCATTTCGATCTAAAGCTAATTGGATATTAACGGCAGCGTCGTAGTCCAAAGTTAGGTCATCGAACGCCGATTCGGAATTAGCAAACGGCATTTGCCGAATCATCTTCCCAATCGAATCCTTGTCTAAGTTAGTCCCCACATATTGCAAAATTTGATTCAAAACTAAATGACGACCCATCATTGAAGTGGTGTCCTCAGTCATTGGCTCAACTTTTATTTGAAACTGTAATGGCTCGGTATTCTTAAACTCACTTATATTTATGTATTCAGATTTCCCAATAGCAGGGACTAGCATTTCCTCGTCAAAGTATTCCTTGGCAAGTTGTAGATAAACCGTGCAAAGAGATACTAGGAAGTTTTCAAATTTTTCGGCGTATATCGCAAATTTCTTCTTGTCCCTGACTGAGCGGTATAAATTGGCAAAAGCGTCCCCGCCTTCCTTTTCCGCCGCGTCCTCGGGAATATTTGCAACTTGATACATTTCCGCAATCTGTGAATTCACATATTCTAGGAACTGATTTCCGGCCCTACCTTCAAGGATTGTTGGCGTTTGTCCGGTCACGAACATCGTGCGAATCCCGGGCAAATTCGGGCCGTTTGTAACCTTGGCCCCGTTTTGTAAAATAACCTTATCGTCCCCTAAAGTGACTTGGTGTTCGGCAATTTTTGACCCCGCTCTATTCACCTCGTATTGATACGGCCTTAATTGCTTAATAATGGACCGATGCCGGGGAGTAGTTTGAATCTCGTCAAATCCCTCATAGCATATAGGAAACACACCAAAAGGAAGGGGCCCTTCCGCTAGTTTCGTTTCCCCAGTTTGAATTACAAACCAACCGTCAGGATAGTCATACGAAGGCCGAAAAAACCACTCTTTCACTAAAGCTTGGTTTTCAGACTTTGAATAATTACCCTTGGCCCCGTCGAAAACAAAAAATGTTTCGTCCTGGGTAGATTGGATTTTTTTCTTCTTTTCCTCGTCGTCCCCGACTAAGGCTTTTAGGTCATTTATGTGAACCATTTTCCGGGAACAAAGCCATCTTGCTTCCTGCATGGTCTTGGCTTCCGCCGGGCGTATTAGGTTGAATCCGAGGATTCTTTCAAATACTAGGTCGCCCGTGAATACCGCTTTCCCGTTAGACTTCGGTTGCCCGGCCTCGTCGAATACAGGTTGCCCGTCCTCACCAATTTCTTGTTCGTATCCCCTGAATCGTCCGGCCAAAGGGTCCCAAAATACCTTTGCAGCGCATTCCCCGATTTCTATGAAATCCTTGCACCAAGAATGCGTTTTCATGCGTAAATGTTGCGCGGTCTTAGCGTACTCCCAAACGGATTTGTTTAGCTGGGCAGATTTTTGGTCAGCTAACTCTTTGGGGTTATTCGGCGTAGGAACAACTCCCGGGGATTGTGACATTATGTTGTTTTCGTAGGTCCGCGTAATTTTGTGTATATGATTTTTTGTGAGCCTTAACTTTTGGTCATTGTAAATCTCTTTAGATTCCCGAAGCCTGTTATGCCATTTCGAGTTTTTCCTTGAATAATGGTCGCCCGAGGCCAACAAACAGTTAGACCTTTGCTCGGCGTACAGGTCGCTATCGGCGGATTCCCCGTCCAAAAACATTCTGTTTAGCTCATCAATCGAGGGTGATTTCGTTTCTTCCACGGTCCTCTAATTCCCGTTCAATGACGAGTTGTTCATAAAGACTTGGGTCGTCTATTTGTAAAAGATCAAGACGGTCCTCGGCCTCAGTGAGATTCTCACTTATGTTAACTTCCTGTTCGGCTTCCTTAAGTTCTTGGTCAGTCATAAGATCGACTTCACTCGGTCTTATTTTTGTCTGTACGGTTTCACCCGCGACAAACTTAACTTCGATGTTTCCAATCTTCAATTCGGAAACTCTAGCCTGGTTGCAAGCCCTTAGAACGCGAATTAAATCTTTCGCGTCAAAAGTCATTATTAGATGCTCCACTTAAATCATTCCAAAAGTCAAATTCTTCCTGCATATCATCGGTAGGTTTGGACCCGCCCATAAACCACTCTCGCCTTTTCTGGCCGTCGGTCAACTCGACTTTCGGCTTTCTTTCTTCCCTCAACTCACCCGGAATATTTACATCAATTTCTTCCTCGGGGAAACTCCAAGGAATAGCTTGAACAACATATCTAAGTGCGTCAACAAGGTCGTCTTGTGTTGCGCTAGACTTCTTGTCCGCATCAACCGCAAGTGTCGCAATCTCGTAAACAAGCTTGTCTAACTCGGGGTCGTCTCTTTGAATTTTTAATTTACCGCGCTTGAATAATGTATTCAATAAACCAAACCCGGCGTCACGCCCCTTATCTGCGGGAATGAATCTTTCACCTTGCCTACTCGCAACTAAATAAAAATCCTTAGCGGCCCAGTCGTAGACTTCCCCGGTCATCGTTAGCCCGGCTTTCAATCTTCGGTATTCATCTAATATGTCACTCGCTGCCGTAGGTATCCCGTCCATACGTCTTGCGCGTGTAACTCTACCCTCGGTGAAATCTGGGTTCACACTAACCACAACCATACCCGCCGGGTGCCCACTCTGACCGCCCGTTCCGGGGTCAACACTTCCCCAGTGACTCCATGTTTTCGGCGTCGGGTGATTTTCACTCCGATTTCTTTCATGGTCGAAAGATTCTATTCGCAAACCCGACGACCGGACGAAGCGACCCATCACGCGCCGCTCAATTTCCTGGGGAGTAGGACAGTTTGCAATAGCGGCGTTGATCTTCTTTTGGTCCCACATACTCGGGGTGCCGTCCTCGTAATGCTGGGAATCATATAGACTAGCGGAAATCTTCAAAGCGTCCTTGTGACGTTCATCTTCCTTGGTCGGCGGTTCCATTGTCATTTGCCAATGCAGTTGTCCCAAGGTCGCGGTAAAGACCATGAGGAACGCCCCATCTACCGCGTTTCGCCTGGCAGACAATTCGGGTAAGTATTCCTGGGGAAGTTCTTCGTCACAAGTAATATGGTAGACCGAGGCGGCCTGTAAATCCCGTATCTTCATAGAATAGCTGCGAAATTGAATTTGAATCCCTGTATTAAACCGAATTTTACTAATATTACCCTTTTCGTACACCGCTTCCCAACCAAACTGAGGGTGATTCTTAAATTCGCCCTTTGGCATGAGCGGAAGCCATGAAGTTTCCCATTGCGTATTTGCAAGCGGTAAAGTTGGGTAAAAATACCAAAATAAGTTCGGGGCCTTGCCCTTTGCTAGATTCGGCCAGAATTTTGGCCACAAAGTCGGCTCAGTACAAAGCCTTATGTTCTTTCTAATGGCCACGGTCGATTTTCCAACCTGATTGGCACTACAAACAAAGATTTCCCGGTTTGTTGAATCCCAAACCTTCCGCTGCCATGGATAAAACTTGTAACTAAACAAATGCGGAAGCCCATCGTGAAACTTTTGAAGTTCCTCGAGTTCTTTGAGTTCCTGGACCTTTTTATTGTATTCTTCCTTAGACCATTCACTCATCTTGTGGTGTCACGTCTTTCAATGGTTGAAGTTTGGCCCGAATCTCTTTCAACTTGGCCTCAATCTCACGGGGGTCCGTCGGAGTTTCCATTTTCCCGCCCTGGACCTCAACATTTAGGTTCCTAGATTCAATTTTATGGACCATTGGACCTAAGTGCCTATCAGCAAAATACTGAAACGCCTTTAGAAGTATCGGGGCGGTCTTTTCCGTCACGGGCATCGACAAAATGTCGTCCCGGACCCTTTGAAACGAATATCTGTAGGCTTCCTCGATTAAAGCCTCGGTGTCTATAGTCGGAGTAAATAACCAAGCAACCCGGGGCGAGTTTTTAAGTAGTTGATTGTAGAAATAAGAGTTGGAACAAACCCCACCATATACGTCCGTCCCTTTGAGTTTATAGAACCCCGTCGCCTCGGCCTCATAGAATAAAGTCCATAGATTTTTCTTCATGGCGTAGTCCAGGGGAGTAGGGTTAAACAGTCTAGCAAGTTCGGTTTCGTCCTTGATCTGCAATTCCTCGGGAATACTCGCTAGAGCCTTCCCAATCCCAGAATCCTCATTAAAACAGGCGACCAAGCGGTCCCGTTTCGTTTGTACTTCCATTTCCCCGGCAGTTTCACCCACTAATATATCCCCCAATTACAATATTCTACGAGTAACCTCGTAGCATTGCAATTCACCCAGACCTATGCCATACAGTCAAGAACTAAAGGGGAATTTTTATGAATCTAGATTGGTCGCAAATTCTTATTGGCCTAGCAATCCTGGCCTTGGCAATTACCTGGACTTGGGTTTGCCGAACTTTACCGCTAGATTGGTAGGGTGATATGTCCAAACTGCAAATCATCAATCGGCAAGGCATCGGCGGCGCAAACCAAGGCCACGGCCCGTTATCTCTTAAAGCGCGGCTATTCTTGCCGAGGAATTTCCCGCCTCATAGGCGTATCCGCCACAACCGTATCACGCTGGAACACCAAGAAATAGGCGACGACTCCCCATGAGTGACGAACACGAAATGAAAAAATTTACCGCAAAGTTCAATGAACTTCTTAATATTAAAACCGCATATCAACTAGGCCTCATAGGTCACGATGAATATATCCGAAGGGCCAGGGAAATAAATAGCGACGAACCCGAGTGTATCTGTCATGAAATAAACTCGCGCCATTGTCCCGTTCATAACGTGAGGGAAGAATGAGCCAACACAATCTAGCTAACTTCCTGCGACTTGTTGTGTTCCTAATTATCGTCGGGCTTTGCTTCACGCTTGCAGTTGCCCTACTAACCTCATGCACACACCCCGAAGTAAATAAATGCACATACATTTGCCCAACTAAGAACCCGCCCGTCGGGTGCTATTGCCTGGAAGATGAAAGCGAAACTAAACGTCCATGATTTCCCGCAAGTGTTCCTGCGAATAAACAAAATCAACATAGATCATTGTATTCCTTAAATCCTTGTGACCAAGAATCATTTGAACCGCCTTCACGTCCTTTGTCCTTTTGTATAGCCGAATCGCACACGTATGCCGCAAACAATGAAACGTCTTTAACTTCTTATCAAGCGCGTGTTTCCTCGGAGCAAAATCCTGAAACACTTGATATAACCGCTGATATGAGATTGGAAATAACTTTTCGGTGGGAAGATTTTGAAGGCTCGAAAATAATTCAGGTCTGAGGGGAATATCGCGGTCAAATGAGCCCTTTAATCCATACACCCTAACAGATTTTGTCTTGGTCATCAAATCTTTCTTCCTGATATTTAAGATTTCTTGCGCCCGTGCCCCGGTAGCTAAAGCCAACTGAATCATGATCTTGTCTCGAGTGATTGGCGCAAACTTTATAGTATTAACTAAAGCCTCATACTCATCGTCGTCTAAACACTTATCGAAAGTTAGTTTCATTTTATGTCCCCTCTAGGTAGTCCACGGCGTCCCAGGATTCCGTTGTGAAAATAAAGTTTTCGGCTTCCTTCAAAGAATCAAACGTCGCAAGGTATTGATAAATACGCCCGTTGGCCCTAGTCGCTTGAAGGTTAAACTCCCCGTCATTTTCTGTGACTCTAAACTTGTTTCGCAAATTCAAAACAGTAAATTTACTGACAACACTATAAAACTTTTTGTCTTGCTCTGTGACTTTCTCGTAATGAATTAAGTCGCTCATACAACTCCCGTCTCATCAATTATTTCAAATCCTAAACGCTTGCGTTCTTTCTCAAGCGACTTAATAAAAGCTTTCTTGCGCTTCACAGAGATTGCAAAGCAATCATAAGGCTCAGAGTTTTCCCAGAAATCAACCATGTAGAAGTTCTCGGAACAAGTTTTTCTAATCCTGAAAAATGATAGGGGGAGTTTCATGGCTTGGCCTTTTCAATGTCACGTAACAATTCCCCATAGGTATATCCCAACCGAGCAATCTCGGCCCGCGCACCCTTTAATTCTAAATGTAATTGGTTAATCGTTTCCCGGAATACAGAGTTTTGCGCCAAGGTTTCAGCGTGGCGACGTTCCTCAGAATCCGGGAGTCCGAAGTCCTTGAGGTATTGTAACTTCCTTATTATGTCATCAATGTCGTCGGCTAGGCGGCTCATAAATTCCCTTTAGTAGAGGTTATACCTAATAGTAAACTAGAACTTTGCGCTATGCAATACGGCGCGTCATAATAGTACATTCTTTGAATTTTTTATATGGCGGGCGCGTAGATATTAAATCTAAACTCACCGCGACCCCCCCACCCCCCATCTTTGAAAAAATCGAATTTCCCCAGGAAATTCAGGAAAATTGGGACAATTTCCCAGGGAATACTTGAATCAGGGGGCCATTGGCCATTGGTTCCCCTGAATTCAAGGGTTTGACCCTTAAGGTTTCACGCATAATATTAAGTCGGGCCCCTGAATCCAAGGCGCGGGCCCGTTTCCCCGGG